ACCAGCTGGCCGTCAGAGGCCATGCGGCGCAGAGCCGGCGAGGAACGAGCGACGTTCCGGTTGAACTGTTCGATCGTTTCGCCAGCGTGCAGCATGCGCGTGGTGAACGAGCCGTCTACAAGTTCCAGTTCAACCTTAATTGCAGTCATTCGTTCCTCACTAAATCAGTTTTGATTTATCGACCATGGCGCACGATGCTCGCCCTCAGACCTTCGAGCTTACCCCGGTCAAAACCGGGATCGGGCTCGCTTGCGTTGCTAGAGTTGATATCGAGTGCCTGGATGACCGGCTGGTAGACCATGATCTGCCCAAGTGCCTCGTCCAGACGCTCCTGAAGCTGCTTGACACCCTCCTGGCTGGTCACGCCGGCCAGAAGATGCAGCCGCCTGAGATCCTCTTCAGCTCTGATCCGATCGACCTGCCGGTGATAGAACCAGAACCGCTTGATCGGCATCCGCACGAGCTCGTCGTGCGAGAAGCCAAAGACCTTGACCACCCTGGCGAAGTAAAATCCGAAGTCGACGGACTTTAGCTCGCCTTGGGTGCGTTTCCCGAGGCACCCTCGCCGGCTGGCTTGACCTCTTCGGCCTTCTCGCCGTTTGCGGTCATCACGAAGTCGCGGATCTTGTGGAGCTGGGACAGCTTCAACTTGCGCAGCTCGTCTTCCGGAATGGACGGAAGGGTGCGGCCGATAATCGACAGCGTAACCTCGAGCTCCTTTTCGACGGACGCACCGATCGACAGGCTTTCGATTGCGCGGGCCGTGGTGATGAAGTCGCTCACATTGGTTTCGACGACCTTATGCTCCTTGCCATTGAGCTTGATGGTGAAATCGACAGGCGATTCAATTGCATCCAGGTCGAGATAAACGGGTTCAACAGGCATGTTGGGGTTTTCATCCTTCTGAAACGAAAAAGACTTACCGAGAGAAATTCCCGGTAAGTCAATTTTGATTTACTTTGCGGAGCAAAGCAAGGGTTATGCGGTTGCGGTTTCGTCGCCAACGGCAAAAAGACGACCGGAGACGTCAGCGTAGCCCTTGAAGACCACGTTGAAGATGCGTTCCTGGTCCGTCTGGTAGGCGAACTGGATGGCGCCGGAGGTCATCGCCTTGAAGATGGTGAAGTCGTCGCGGGCGTCGACGTTGCCCTTCGGGCGCAGAACGAGCTTCTTGGCGAGCGCGAGCAGCGAAATGTTGGTGCCGGTTTCGACAACGACCTTCGCCTTCGTGGCATCGACACCACCGGCCATGTTGACGGCGGTGATGTTAGCCGGCGTGACGGCCGTCTTGGTGACAGTCAGGTTGCCCGAGACGCCGCGGTTGCTGGCCGTCAGGGTGACAGCACCGGCGTTTGCAGTTGCCAGAACACCGATGACGGCGTTGTTGACGGCAGCGGCAAGCGCCAGAGCAGCAGCGCCGATCGTGGCCGGGATAGCCATGTCGCGCGGGCCGGTCGGAACCGTCTTGAAGATGAAGTCGAGACCGTCGATCGTCACCTTGTCGCCGTTAACAGGAGCAGCGCTCGAGAAGGTCACGGTGCCGCTCGCAAAGGCGCCGTCGGTGACGAGCGTGGAGCCCGGCATGACGCGTGCGAGGTTGTCGAGCGTGGTCTCGGCCATCGGGATCGTCACCTGGACCGTGCGGCCGGTGATAATTTCGTCGATCGGGGTTTCGCCCATCTGGTCAACCGTGACCTCGTGGGTGTTGGTCTGAACTTCGACTTCCACGCCGCCCTTGGTGAAGCCCAGGTCGGCAGAGTCGAAGGTAGCGGTGCAAACGCCCAGCTTAACGTTCTCGGTATTCGACGGCATTGGTGTTCTCCTCAAAAGCAGCGTCGGTTAAGTCAAAATTGATTTACGGATATTCTACAGGCTGCAAATGCCCGTAGTCAATCAATATTGATTGACAGAGGCGAAACGATTACTTAGAGGTTGTTGGTTTGCGCTTCAGATAGGCTTCAGGGTGAACGCCGTCTGGAAGTTGATCGACCATTCGGTGAGATCGCCGGCAGCTGCCGGGAACTGGATCGGCAAGGCTTTCGGGTAGAAAACCTTCAGATGCACCCTACCCCGCTCGTCGTTGGCCTCGTAGACCTCTTCGGCCGTGACCGTCAGCAGATCCATGATCTGATGGGCGAGCTTGCGCCCAAGCGAGATCTTGTTGTGGCGAACGATGATCTTCAGGTTCGGCTTATAGAAATACGGCAGGTTGGCATCGACGTGGATGCCGTCGAGCGGTTCGAACAAACCGATCGCGACCTTGGCGTCGGCCGGCATGGTCGAGCGGAAGATCGTCGTGCCCTCGTTGCCGAGCGCGGCGTCCTGGATCTTCTTGATGATGATGTCCCAGATCACTTTGCGGTCTCCTCTGTGATGACGCCGATCATGCGCGCGCCAAGCTTTTCTTCTTCAGCCTCGGCCGCACGCGTGAGAAAGCCCGGCCCGACCGTTTCGCTCTGGCTGTCGTTCTTGATCTGCGATTTGGGGCCGAGCTTGTATCTGCCCTCGTGCATGTAGGTCGCATAATCCTCGACGCGCACGCCGTTGACCTCGGGCAGGATCTCGATGTCGATCGCCAGGCGCCGGCGCGTTCCCTCGTAGTCGACCTTTTTGACGATCGCCTCTTCGAGATTGTGCTCGTCGACCGGCGCCATCTTCTTTGCGGTCTCGACAATGCGATCGGCAGCCGCATGCATGGTCTTACGCGCGTTCTCATGGACGCGCGCACCGATGTTGCGCAGCCGCAGAACGTTATCCTTGATGCCCGTGACCTTCATGTTGATCATTCGGAGACGAGCTCCAGGAAGGCCTCGTTGTGATCGAAGTTGCCAAAGACGGTGTAGCGCGGATGCGTGCCCTTGATGCGGAAGATCGAGCCCGCGATCGACAGCAGATCGTCAACGCCGAGCGTCTCCCTGGTCAGGATCTTGCCGCGTTCGGCGACCATTTCGTCAGCCTGGCCGCGCGAGGCCGAGCTGTCGGACCTGACCGAGGTCTTTTGCGACTGGGTGGCGAGATTGACGACCGACAGACCGATATCGACCGGGTCGGCATAGATCTCCTCGCCGTCGACGTTGCGACCGGTCTTGCGCATCAGCGGCGCGATCTGATTAGGCGTGAACATCGGCACCCTCCATTTTCAGCCAGGCGTTTGCATTCGGATGAAAGACCGTCTCGCGGATCTCGGAATAGGTCGGCAGCTCGGTGCTCGAGGACAGCGCGATCACCATGCCGGCGTGCTGAGCGTCCGGCGAGTGGTGCTCGACCTCGGCGCGATCGATACCGTGATCGGCCAGCGTATAGAGGACGATCTCGTTATAGACCGACAGCAGCGTCTGGCGATAAACCGAACGGACGAAGAGCTTCGACTCCCACTTGCGCGAGGCCTTGTCGTGAAAGAAGAAGTCGATATCGGTCTTGTTGCCGATCATGTATTCGATCATCGCCGCGCGCTGGGAGCGGCCGGACGAGCGAGACGCCAGCGACACTTCCAGACGCACCCGTTGAATCGATCTGCGCATCGTTGCGACGTCACGCGATGCTTGTGCAAGCAATTCGTCAGCGAGATATGCGCTAGACACGCTCAGATGCTCGAGCGCTTCGTCCGACAGATTTTCTGTGTCGTTGCTCGCAATTTCGTCAAGCGTCGCTGTGTGCGCAATCTCAGCGATTTCCTGAACTGCAGCCTGGATCGCATTGCCCTCGTGGCGCAGGAACGAAATGGCGAGCTCGCCGGCTTCCTGGGTCGCGGCGCTGTCATCGAGCACCTGGCTGTTCAGTGCCCGGCGATAGATCGACCGCAAGCCGTCGGTAAACATCGCGTAGCGAACGCTCGCCTGGCCGGCAAGGTCCGTTAGATGATTGCAGATCATGCGCGGGTCAGCCTCACATTGTAGTAGACGAAGCCGGTGAGCGCCCGCAGGGTCTCGGTCGAGACGCCGAGCTCGAGCTTCCCGCCGCGCAGCATGATCGAGCTTTCGCCGACGGTCTCGGAAATGACGCCGGCGCGGTGACGCGCTTCGAACGGATTGTCGGTCAGAACCTCGTTGGCTTCGACGAGCTGGGCGAGCCGAAGGGCTTTGCGGAAATCAGCCGGCATCGCCAGGAAATCTTCCTTGGTGAAGCGGCTGCTCCAGTCGCCAGGCCGGATCACGACATCACAGTCCTCGCGATACAGGCGGGTCGGATCATAAGGGCGCGTCGTGGTCGCGACGTCAGCTTCAGGCAGCGGCTTGGCATAGCGCAGCTGGACGCGCGACAGCCGGGTGTAGGCATTGATCAGCGCGGCTGACTTCTTCTCGTCGTCAGCAGCAGCCCAGCCCTTCAGACGCGGATTGTCGCGCGCCATCACTTCGGCTGCCGGCAGTGTCAGAAAGGTGTTGTTGAGGATCTCAAGGCGGCTTTCCGCCTCGATGATGTAGGAATGGATCCGCGGAAGAACGCCTGTTCCATCGCCGAGATAGACGAGCAGCGTGCGTGCCGCAGACAGTTCGCCCTCCCCGAGAACGTTGAGATTGGCCGGCACCGTGATCGTCACCTTGCCGTCGACCAGGTCGAACGGGATCTGACCGAAGTCGGCCAGCTCGAGGTCGTCGCTATCCACAAGATGCGCAGTAACGCTTGTCACATTGAGGGGCGCACCGCTGTTATCGGTGAAGAGGACGTCGATCGCGACATCGTAGTTCTCGGGGTAGAGCTTAATCATGGATCAGGCTTCCTCGCCCTGGTCTTTGCTTTCGTCAGCTTCGCCTTCGGCGCCGTCGGTCTTTTCACCTTCAGCACCCTCGCCTTCACCAGCAGGCGCTTCCTGCTCTTCGGGCTCTGCGGGCACTTCCGGCTCCTTGACGTCTTCGGCCGGCGCTTCACCGACAACGACAGGCTCGAGCTTGGCACCGTAGTGCTCCTCGAGCGCTGCAATCTCCTGGTCGACGAGGGTCTTGCGCTCGCTGTCGCGCAAAGCATTCCAGCCGGTCAGGGACTTGCCGGAGTTGCGCAGCGCGGATTCGAAGAGATCGGCAGCAGTGACGATATTGGCAAGAACCGTGTATTCGGCTGCCATACCCTCGACACCCGCGACAGCCGGCGTTTCATCGACGGCGATCGTGGCTTCTTCTTCCTCGGTCGCAAGCGTCGTTGCCTTGAGCACCGAGCCGCCTGCCTGGTCCATCTTCTGATTGCGCAGCTGCAGGAACTGAGCCTGGGCCTTCAGGATCTTTTCGATGAGCTCGGGAATACCGCGGCCCTTGACCTTCCACTTGTCGCCGATGTCGCGCAGACCCTTCATGCCGGTGTCGTCAGCGATCTTCTCGAGGTCGACGCGGGTGAACAGGGTTTCGACCGGGGCTGTCAGCGAGCGTGCGGCGTCGAGTTTGGCTTCCAGACTCTTGTCGGCCTCGCTCTGCGTCTGCAGGCTGGTCGTGATGATGGCGCGAGCGGCCGTTTCGGAAATCAAACGATGCTGGACGCCGACGGCAACCGGCTTCTTGGCCGCCTTGCCCTTTTCGTCGCACTGGACGACCTGCACGGACGCGGCAATGCGGTCAGCAATGCGCGGAGGAACAGGCTCGGTCGAGACCCCATCCTTGAAGCTGATGATGTTGAGCTGACCAGTGTAACCCTGCCAGCCCTTCGAGACGATCTTGAGATAGTGCATTATCCACCAATCTTGTGTTGATAAGGAAAAAGGGCGGGAGAGCCCGCCCTAATGGTAAGTCAATATTGATTGAGGATCAAGCCGCAGCCAGGATGCGAGGTCCAAACTGATCCTTCATCGTCGGTGGCATACGGCCGACCATATACTCGACGTAGCCAGGCGTTGGGTGAACACCGACACCATCGTTGCAGACCGCCAGCTGGATCTTGGCGTTTGGCTGGAAGATCGTCGCGAAGTTCTCAATGAAGGTGACGTTGTAGGGCGCCGTCTCCGCGCAGTCGTAGATCGTGCGGGTCGACCAGAGACCCGGCTGATACTCGATCAGATACGGATAGCCACGCTTCAGCGGCACGCTGGACACGGCCTGGTTCCAGGTCGCCACGCCGTCACTGCTGCTATTGGAGATCAATCGGCCGATCTCGCCGAACGAGTTCGAGCCACGCCACTTGTTCAGATTGTCAGGATCGGACCAGGCGTTGTAAACCTCGATCACGCCATCATGCCAATTGGCAGTATTTGCCCGAATTTCCTCGTTGAGCAGGCCGAGACCGGTGTTGTTGTTGCCGGGGATACCGGGCACCTGCCACGGGTTCGGAACCGTCTGACCGGCTGCGGTGCGGTAGGTGTCGGTCGAGGTCGCCCGGCCGGTGATCGTCGCCTGGAGAACGCGAACGCCGGGATAGCGAGCCTTGAGGCGCTGGATCAGTGCCTTCGGTCGAGCGATCCAGGTGGACGCGGTGACGTTGGAGTCGTTGAAACCCATCTGATTGAGCATCACCGTGAACGGCCACTTCCCGCCATTCATCGCGATGATCTCATCAAGAACGCGCCAGCGCTGGAAGGCGCCGGTCAGCAGCTCGCGACTAGCGGCAGCACCCGGCCCGGCGATGAAGAAGGTCGGCAGGCTGCCGAACGCGCCATCATCGGCGTCGAGGTAGCGACGATAGATACCCAGGTTGCCGCGATCGTCAGCCGAATGAGCAATTTCCTGGCGCGATTCACCGATGCTGTCGGGAATGACCAGCACGACCGGTCGGCCATCCCAGTCACCCTTGGCAACCATGAAGTCCGGACCGAAAGCAAGCTGCTGGCCGCTCGCCTGGGCGCCGACGACGTTGTAGAAGACATCGAGCGCCGGCGTGTTGCCGTTTGCCGCGACAAGAGCCTGTAGCGCAGCCAGCGAGCCGGCGCCACGGAAGGTTTCGCCGCGGTGACGCTGAACACGATAGCCGGCGACGAAGTTACCACCGCCTGGAACCGACCAGTAGGTGCGGATGCCGAACTTGGCGCGCTTGGGCAGATCGAACGGCAGCACGCAATGACCGAAGATACCGTCGGTGCCCTTGAGGATCGTGACCGAGGTCAGGCCGCCCGGAAACAGCAGCGGATATTCGGCGCCGTTATAGACGAGATAGGCCGCGTTGATAACCATGTCATTCGTCGGCAGCAGGTTTTCAGCCGGAGCAGCGCCACCCTCAGTGCCCATGACGCCGGAGAAGTGGAACTGGAAGTCGCGCGTCCTGTAGGACGGGCAGTCGAAATAGAGCGTGCTTTCGAAATTCGTCAGCCCGGTCGGCGCCGTCATCAGGACGCCGGACAGGATGCGATTGCGGGTCGCAAAGAACATGTAGCGGCTGGGATCGACAGGCGCGAGCGCGCCGGACGGCACGCCGAGCTGGAAGCGCTTGAGCAGAGGGTGAGCCATTATTCTGCCGTCCTTCCGGTCAGCTGGAAGCTGCCGTCGGGCAGACGGGAGAGCGAGAGCACGGCCAGGCGCTTTTCGGACTTGAAGTTGCCGTCGATCTCGTCGAGCACGACGCCGAGAACGGCCGCGACCTCGATCTGATTGACGCCGGCCTGGCGCAGATTGCAGTAGAAGCCATCCTGCAGGGTGGACGGGATGGTGATTTCGGTGCCGAGCGAGAAGTTGAGCAGATAGCCGGCGTCGCCCTGGGAGAGGGTATAGGTGAGCGCGTCGATCTGCTTGACGTAGAGCGGCTCGAGGTCGAGGCGCAGCTGGTTGGCCGGCGCGTCGGTCGAGGGAGCAGCGGCCGCGCGATCAGGCGCCTCGGTAGCAGCACGGGCAGCCGGGCTTGCAGGACCAATGACGGTCGTGCCGTTGGCCTGGACCAGGACCGCTTTATATGCGGCGCCGACCACTTCGGCCTGTGCCTGAGTGATAACGCCGGAAACACCATCGACAAAGCGAACCTTGCCGAGATTGCCGGTGAAGTGCTCCATTCCGAGAGCAGTCAGTCGAACGCGAGCCATCTTTATCTCCAAATAGCAAAAGGGGCAGGAAGAACCTGCCCCTATTGTAAGTCAATATTGATTGACTAACCAGATTAAATGTTGAGGATGCCCTTGAGACGTGCAACCGAGTGGGTGGCCTTGAGGGCAGTGCCCGCATACCACTTGACACGGTAGCGGCTCGCATCCTTGTTCTGGATCGTGCCGATCTCTTCGAACTGGATACCAGCCGAAGGACCACCGAAGATGCCGTGGAAGCCATCAGCTTCGTTCAGACGCAGAGCGTAGACCGAGCAGGTTTCGTTGGCAGAGCCCATGACTTCATCAGCCGTCAGGAAGTCGTTGATGATGACCGGAATACCGTCGTAGGCCGGAACCGGCTTGCCGAAGTTCGGGATCTGGATCATGTCGCCGGTGTTGCCACCGAACGAGCGCATGATTGCGCGGATTGCACGCCAGGTGCCGCGGCGCATCATCAGAACGTCGGCGCCGAGCTTGACGGCATCGAGCAGCTCGTCGAGCATTTCGGCCGAAACAGCAGCACCGTTGGTGCCGGCGATCAGCGTCTGGGCAGCCGGAGTCAGCTTCTTGACGCCGTCGAAGGACTTGGTGTTGACGGAGCTGTCGCCGTTGACGATCGTGCGCTTGAACTTGCGGCCAAGTGCCTTCGCCTTGGCAGCGAGCTGGATCGCGACCTGCGGGTTGAGGCTGGACTGGACCGAAGCCGTGAACTTGTCGATGTCGACGTCGCCAGCAAGCACCTTGAGCTTGGTCGTGACTTCGTCGAACGTGGCTGCGCCTTCCGGAACGGCCTCGTAGGCATCGAGGAATTCACCTTCGGAGAGCGTGCCCTCGCGAACGTAGGTGAAAGTCTTGTCGCTCACATGCTGGAACGGCATCAGCGCGAAGAGAGATTCGGTATCGATGATCTCTTCGATCACACCGCGAGCCTTGTCCTCCTGGGACAGCTTGTCGGCTTCATCAATCAAAAGCGGCATTGTAATTCTCCTCTACGTGGCCGTCGGAAACTAAGTCAAAATTGATTGACCATAGTCTAACCCGACGTCCACGCATGGAGCAAGAAAAAAATGTAAATCAGTATTGATTTACTATCGCGACTCGCGCTATACCGGTTTATTTG